AAACCCCCCTGTCTTTTCATCCTGTATATACCCGATGCAGTCCGAGCCGATGCCAGACAGTCCTTTTAAGATCAAACCCAATCCAAATCAATGACGAATAAACCCAAAGCTAAATTGGCGCTACGAGGGGCAACCGAACCGAGGGTTCACAGTCCACTTCTAAAGGGCAAGTCAAGAGCTGCTGAAGTCCTAGAAATGATTGAACGCTTAAACATGGACAAGCTCATGCCTTATCAGGAGTTCATCCTTAAACAAATGATGATGGTGGATAAGAAAGATCAGTATCGGGTTAAGACCGCACTTCTTTTAATTTCAAGGCAAAATGGTAAGTCTCACTTAGGCAGAATCCGAGTTATCTGGGGAATGTTTTATGGTCATGAGAAGAAGCACATAATCATGTCCTCAAACAGAGCAACGGCCTTGATGACCTTTCGAGAGATTGCTTGGATCATCGAATCAACTCCAGAGCTAAAGGCTATGGTCAAAGCTGTTCGATATGCCAATGGTGGCGAACGCATCGAACTACTAAATGGCGCAACCCTTGATCTAGTATCAGATACCCGAGATTCAGCGCGTGGTCGCACAGCTGACTTCTTATGGATTGATGAAGTGCGTGAGATCTCTGAAGATGGGTACAAGGCTGCAATCCCAGTGACTCGCGCCCGGGCTAATGCTCAAACCTTTTTAACCAGTAATGCTGGCGATGCGTTTAGCACAGTGCTCAATTCCCTTGTCGAACGGGCTAAGGATTACCCACCTGAAACCTTTGGTTACTACGAATACTCAGCACCTCAGTATTGCAAGATCGATATTTCATCTGATGCCTTTTGGCGTGATGCGGTAGTGCCAAGTAATCCTGCCCTTGGTTGGACAGTAACTAAAGAGTCAATCGAAGAAGCTATTGCAACCGCACCTATTGAAACTACTCGAACTGAAACTCTTTGCCAGTGGATCGATAGCCTTCAATCGCCTTGGCCTCATGGAGTCTTAGAAGAAACTAGCGATAACACCTTAGAGATCGCAGTTGGTGCATACACAGTCTTTGCTTTTGATGTTAGTCCGTCTAGGCGCAATGCTTCATTGATTGCTGGCCAGATCCTGCCTGATGGCAGAATCGGTATCGGAATTATGGAAACTTGGAGTTCTCAAGTCGCAGTCGATGATATGAAGATTGCTGTGGCGATCAAGGCTTGGTCTGACATCTATCGCCCTCGATTAGTCTGCTATGACAAGTACGCTACCCAATCGATTGCTGATCGATTGAAACAAGCTGGAGTAATGACCGAAGATGTAAGCGGCCAGCAGTTCTATCAAGCCTGTGGGGATCTCTTAACTGGATTGGTAACTCACAAGGTAGTTCATAATGGGCAAGCGGAACTTATCCAGCAATTCAATAACTGTGCAGCTAAGGTCAATGACTCAGCTTGGAGAATCATCAAGCGAAAGTCAGCTGGTGACATTTCAGCCATTATTGGAGTCGCAATGGCCGTAAGCAAGTTAATGTTGCCAACACCAAAGCCACAAATTATAACTTGACATTTACTAGCAATCTGTCTAGGTTGTGCTATCATTTAGGCCATGGGTATATTTTCGCGAGCAGAATCAAAGCCAACTAAGCAGACTGTCGAAGCGCAATATGCCCCTCAAATTTTGGGCGATCAGTTCCTTCCTTATAATAACTATTACACTGTTTCATCAATGCTTCGTCAAGATGCTATGAGTGTGCCAGCAATCAAAAGGTGCAGAGATCTTATAGCGGGAACTATCGCCACAATTCCCCTGGAGTATTACAAGAAGTCCACAGGTGAAAAAATTTCCCCACCTCGTTGGGTTGAACAGCCATCCATAAATCAATCTCGTTTTGTTACGATTCTTTGGACGATTGATTCATTGCTCATGTATGGAACGGCCTTCTGGGCTATTCGCGAAGTGTATTCTGAGGACGGAAGAATGGCTCGCGCTGAGTGGATTGCTAACACTCGCGTTACATTCGATACAGACTTTCCATCAACTATTGTTACTCAATATTATATTGATGGCATTGCGGTTCCAATGTCCGGTGTCGGATCTCTTATCACTTTTCAAAAAGATGAAGGTATCTTAAACACTTCTGCTCGCTCTATCCAGAGTGCTATTGACATTCACAGATCTGCTTCGATCGCTGCACAAACTCCAATGCCGTCGGGCTACATTCGGAACAATGGTGCCGACCTAGATCCAAAAGAAGTTAATGGATTACTAGCTGCGTGGAAGGCTGCACGCCTTAATCGTTCTACTGCTTACTTGACATCTACTCTTGAATATAATCCAACATCTTTCTCACCTAAAGACATGATGTATAACGAAGCAATTCAAAATAGTGCAACTGAAATTGCAAGACTGTGTGGAGTTCCACCTTACTATCTTTCAGCTGATCAAAATTCAACTATGACTTATGCGAATGTTCAAGATGAGCGCAGACAGTTTATCTGGATGATTCAGCCTTATATCTGTGCCATCGAAGATCGTTTATCAATGGATGATATTTCAACTGCTGGTCATTATGTCAAGTTTTCTGTCGATGAAACATTCTTACGCAGTAACCCAATGGATCGCTTGTTGGTACTTGAAAAGATGCTGGCGCTTGGTCTAATTACTACAGAACAAGCTATGGAAATGGAAGATATGACTCCCAACGGAATGGAAAAATAATGGAAACCTTATACATTGAAGCATCTTCAATCCAATGCAGTGAAGATCGCAGAGAAATCTCAGGCAAAATTGTGCCAATGGGAACAGGCGAGGTTGGCAATACCAATCTTGGTGCTTATGTTTTTGAAGCTGGATCTGTCGAGATTGCAGACCCGACAAAGATTAAACTTCTGTCACAGCACGACATGAAAAAGCCTGTCGGTGTAATGGTTTCAGCAGAAGAAAGAAAAGATGGTATTTATGCCACCTTTAAGTTAAGCCGTTCACAGTCCGGGACAGATGCTTTGATTATGGCAAGCGAAGGATTGGTTTCAGGATTGAGCATTGGAGCAGAAATCATTAAGCAAAAGCCTTCACGCAATGGTTACACAGTAGTAACAGCAGCTAAATTAAAAGAAGTTTCTTTAGTAACAGAGGCTGCATTCAAATCATGCTCTGTATTAGAGATCGCGGCATCAGAAGGAACAGATGCAGCAAAAGAAACAATCCAAATTGCTATCGAGCAATTAGCGACAGCACCTGAAGAAACAAAAACACTTGAGACTTTGCTTAACATTGTCAAAGATGTTATTGATGAAACAACCCAACAAACAGAAAGCGAGACAGCTGTGGAGAACACTCCAGAGACAGTTGCAGCACCAGTAGAGCCAGCAGCAGTTGAAGCTGCTCGTAAGACTGTAACTGCTATGCATTACACAAACCCTCGTATCAATTTATCTAACGAGGTATATCTTGAAAACTCTATCCGCGCACAACTTGGTGACGAGAATGCTCGTCAGTACCTACGCGCTGCATCAGATACGACAACAACCGAAGTTGCTGGTCTTGTACCAACACGTCAGCTAACAGAAATCATCAACGGAAAATCCACAGCAGGTCGCCCTGCTATTGATGCAATTTCAACTGGCACACTTCCAGATGCCGGTATGAAGTTCCAGATTCCTCGCGTAAAAGCAGTTCCTACTGTGGCTGTAGCTGCAGAAAAGGGTGCGTTCTCAGATACTCAGGTTGAAATTGAATACCTTGATGTAACTGTTAAGAAGTATGCTGGAATGCAATTATTCGATGTTGAAGTTCTTGACCGCACATCTCCTGCGTTCTTCGCAGAATTGCAATCATTGATGGCCGATGCATATTCAAAGGCAACTAACACAGCAGTAAACGCTGCTCTTGCCACTGGTGGTACAGCAGATGCAACAGCAATTACACTTCCTTGGGATGGCGCTGAAATGGCTGGCTTTATTGCTCGCGCATCTGACAGCATCTACTCAAACACATTTAAGTTTGCAACAGGTGTAATCGTATCACCTACACAATGGTCAAATATTATGGGAATGGTGGATTCTTCAAACCGCCCTCTATTCATTGCATCACAGCCACAAAATGCTGCTGGTTCAGTATCACAATCACTTCGTGGTTCATTACTGGGTCTTGATCTCTATGTTGATTACACAATCACAGGAGTAGCAGACAACTCAATTATTGTTGTGAATCGCGATTCATACACATGGTATGAATCAAATCGCCTACAACTTCGTGCCGACAAGGTTGGTACTGGTCAAGTTGAAGTTGGCTACTACGGATACGGCGCAATCGCTACAAAGATTGGTGCTGGAGCTTTCCGCTTCAACAACGCTGCGTAAGTAATACCCTAAGTCGCTAAGAGGGGGCATAGCCCTTGCCCCCTCTTGGTCTTTAGAAAGGAATGGGAATGGCACTCACAACAGTAGCTGAACTTAGATCAACTCTAGGAGTCGGCACACTTTATAGCGATGCCACCTTGCAATCTGTTGCAGATGCTTCAGATGCAGTTCTTATTCCGATGTTATGGGCTCCTAAGTGGTTCGCTGTAGCGCATAGCAATATCGTAGGCGAAGGAACTTTATATTTTGACATTCCAGTAACAGAGATTTTTTATGTAGGACAGACTGTAACTATTGCCAATTCAGGTACTAAATACGCTGGATCTAAAACAATTACAGCAGTTGGTAATTATTCAATTTCAGTAACTACGACTCACACAGTCGAACAGTCTAAGCATCCTATTGAACCTTTTGGCACAGTAACAGGCGAGACTTACACAGACTGGACTCTTGATGAAGCAGTCCAGAATGCGGCTCTCATGATAGCTGTAGAGATCTGGCAAGCAAGAACCAGCACTTTAACTGGTTCTAATTCTGTCGATTTCCAGCCCTCACCTTATCGAATGTCAGCACAGCTGCTCGCTAAGGTTAGAGGATTGATCGCGCACGCGCTCGACCCACGCTCAATGGTGGGCTGATGCCATCATCAGTTACTACTCTTCGAACTACGCTAGCAACCGCGTTAGTTGATAACTCACTTTGGAGCACATTCGCGTTTCCGCCAAGCGTAGTTCTCGCAAATTCCGTAATCGTAAGCCCGGACGATCCTTATCTCGCGCCTAGCAATAACTCGCGCAACACAGTCAGCGCACTGGCTAATTTTAAGATTATTATTACTGTGCCTTTATTCGATAACGAAGGCAATCTAAACGGCATTGAAACTAATGTGGTTCGAGTGTTCAATTTACTTGCCGCTAGTTCTTTGGCCTATAATGTAGGCAGTATATCTGCCCCTAGCGTTCTCAATGCTGCATCAGGTGATCTGCTCAGCTGCGAGATGTCCGTATCAATCCTAACAAGTTGGAGTTAATATGTCAGACCTAACACCAGAGGATCTAGCCTTCTTGAAGAAGATTGGTCAGATCACCGAAACAGCACCAAAGCCAGTAACTACTAAGAAGGAAGAAGAATAATCATGGCAATTTTTCTAAATAACAAGGTCGGTTTTAAGATTGCCACTATCAATCTTTCTGACCATGTGACAGCATTTACTCTTAATCGTCAGTCAGATCAGATCGAGACAACCGCGATGGGAGATACCAGCCACAAATTTGTGACCGGGCTCTCAGCAGATACACTCACAGTTTCATTCTTGAACGACACAGCGACAGCAAGCGTATTGCCTACACTTCAGGCTGCTTATGGCACAACTGTTGCATGGCAAGCAATTCAAGATTCATCAGCTGCTGTATCAGCAACTAACCTGCTTTACTCAGGCACAATCTTGGTTGATAACCTTACCGACATTGCAGGCGCTGTTGCTGATGAAGCAATGATCGACATCACATTCACTGCTAACAGCAAGACAGCAACTGCATCAACTGGTACTTGGTCATAATCTAACTACTAAAGAAAAGGGCTAAAAAAATGGCAAAGCTAAAGATCACAAGGGCAGATGGCTCTGTATCTGATCATCAGATAACTCCATCGATCGAGTTCGCATTCGAGTCATACGCCAAAAAAGGTTTTCATAAAGCCTTTCGTGACGATGAAAAACAGAGCGATGTGTATTGGCTGGCTTGGGAATGTATTCGCCGTAACTGTGAAGTTACTGGCGAAACAGTCAAGCCTTTTGGGTCAGGGTTTCTAGACACACTTTCAAAGGTGGAAGTTTTAGATGATGACCCGGAATTATAGGGCGGGATTCATTCACTTACTTGGTCGCAAGATTAAGTTTAGAGACTCGGATCGCGCCTAACGACTTGCTCGAACTTGATTCGAGAATGTTCAAGGCTTTATTACAGGCTATGAAAGATCGATCTAAGGAGATGAAAGATGCCAGTCGAAGTAAAGGGCGGAATCGCACTTCGTAAAGCATTGAAGAAGTTTGCTCCTGATCTGGCCAAAGAAACTCAAAAAGAAATGGCTTCATTATTAAAGCCAATTACTGCTAAGGCAAAAGGGTTTATCCCATCACAAGCACCTTTATCGGGGTGGGGTAAATCTCCTGTTACTGGTCGATTCCCTGAATGGTCTAGCAGTGCAGCCAAGCGTGGCATTGGTTATAAAACTTCACCAAGCAAACCAAATAAATCTGGATTTAGATCTTTAGCTCGTATTCAAAATGCTTCAGCTGCTGGTGCTATCTATGAAACTGCTGGTCGTGTTAACCCTAATGGTCGTGAACAAGGTGCATCATTTATAGTGCAAGTACCTGGTCATGCTGATTTTGGTACAAATAAAGTAGGCGCAAATAAAAATCAAGGCCGAAGCCGTAACCCAGAAGCAGGATCAATATTTGTACAAGCCATGAATCAATATGGTCAGATAGTCGATGCCAATAAT